ACCTATCAAACGCAAAAAGATCAATCGTCGCGTAGTTCGCCAAACTCCTGATCCAACAAAGATTGATGCGCATTACATTGCGTTGCACGAATGTTACAAAGCAGCTCGTAAAGCAGGATTTACACCAGAGCACGCATTCTGGTTAATGACAGAGCATAAGACTTTTCCTGATTGGGTCGTAGGCGATGGTGGGATTATTCCTTCCATAGATCCAACTGACGATGAGGATGACGATTAAGCGCATCGCGTTTGTGAGTGATCTGCAAGTTCCATTTTTTAACGAGAAAGCGACTAAATCAGTAGGTCGTTTTTTATCTAAGTGGAATCCACATCGCACTATCTGCATTGGAGATGAAATTGATCTCCCACAGCTTGGTGGTTTTAATGCCAATACAATTGATGAGATGGTTGGCAATATCCATGATGATAGAGTATTAACACAAGAGGTTTTAACTTATCTTGGTGTAACTGATGTGGTAGGCAGTAATCATGGGATTAGACTTTATCGATCAATTAAGAAAAGATTGCCCAGTTTCTTAAATTTGCCTGAAATGCAGTATGAGAAGTTTATGGGTTACGACAAGTTAGGCATTAAGTTTCATCCTTTTGGTGTGGACTGGGCGCATGGTTGGACTGCCGTTCATGGAGATGCTTTTCCGCTTAGTCAAGTGCCTGGACAAACAGCCTTAAATGGGGCTAGGAGGTTAGGAAAGAGCGTAATGTGTGGGCATACCCATAGATTAGGGCAATCAGCCTTTACAGAGGCTTCCAGAGGTCAATTAGGTAGGACTGTGTGGGGCGTTGAGGTAGGCAATTTAGTAGATTTAAGTAGTTCAGGCATGGCATATACTAGAGGCTACGCAAACTGGCAAACTGGTTTTGCAGTTGCTTATGTGCAAGATCGTAAAGTGCAGGTTATTACAGTTCCAATCAATGCAGATGGCAGCTTTATATTTGAGGGTAAGGTCTATGGGGCTTGAAACCGACTATCGGGATCGTTCGATTGATGATCATATCGATGAATTTGAGGATATTGGCGTTATCTAATCGTTATAAAACACGCCGAAAGTAATTAACTAAAGGTCATTGCTTTAAGTCATACTTTATGTATTCACAACCTTTGTGGATATGTAAGGGAGCAACATGACACTAAAAGAAGCTGGTTTATTGTGGGTCGCATCGATGGTTTTAATCATCTGGGCTTATGCAATACACGAAAATGCAAAGCAAACCCATTATTGGCGTGGGAGAAAAGACGGGTTTGATCTTCATCGCAGAATGATCAACACCAAAATCAAGTCTGATGAAGTATTTGATTATGACAAAAACTGAAACCCTGTTTGATGAAGTCATTACTACGATCCAACAGCGCGGAAGTGTCTACGGACATCCATACTATAACCACAAAAGAATTGCAGGCTTATGGTCTGCTTATCTCGATTTCCCAATCACACCACACCAAGCTGCTTTATGTATGGCGTTGGTCAAAGTTTCTAGGCTTAGTGAAACCCCAGATCATTACGACAGCATCAAAGACTTCATTGCCTATGGATCTGTCTATAAAACTGTGCTTGATGCAGTCCAAGATGAAAACTGGGAGGATTAATTAATGGCTTTCAATTTGGCAGATTATGAAGATGTGGCTACTTTAAACAAATGGTTTATACAAAATTTTCCGCAAGGGAGATCTGATATATCTGTAATTAGTCATGATGCGGTAAATGGTTATATTTTAGTCCAAGCGACATTGTGGCGAGATAGTAAAGACCAGCAACCATGTGTTTCAAACATTGCATTTGGCGCACGCGAGAGTTATATCCAAAACATGAAAAAGTTTTATGTTGAAGATACAGCCACAAGCGCATTGGGTAGGGCAATTATCCTACTCAAAGGATCTGACAAAACAGCTACAAAAGATGATATGAGAAAGGTTGAAAGTGAACCAATTAAAAACATTTATGGCAAAAGTGGCAATTCGCAGATTATTGAAATGGCACTCAGAAAGTCATTTGCAGATGATGCTAAGCCAACAAGCGAACCTACAACATGGTCAGTCGGTGATGTTGCGGAAGCCTTATCAACCAAACCTAAACAACAAGAATGCGTTCATGGCTTAATGATTCTTAAAGAAGGCACAGCCAAAACAGGTAAGCCTTATTATGGATATGTATGCAGCGCACCAAAGGGAGAACAATGCGATGCTAAATGGGCGGTAACAGCTGCTAATGGCAGTTGGTTCTTCAGAGAGGAGGAATAAATGGCTGACATGATAATGATTGATGGCTCTGGTCTAACTGCAAAATTTACAGATAACGGAGTTATAGTAGAACCATCAACAATTGTTTGTGATACTTGCAACGATGACAGATTACTTCACGAGGGCGATCTGCTTCGATGCTATTCCTGTCATTCAATCAATCGAATTCCATAGTGCCTAATTACGAATACGCTTGTGATAGAGAGGGGTCGAGTATTGTATTGGATCTTCCGATGCAGCACGAAATCCCTTTTTGTCAAGTATGTGGCTTTGAATTGACGCGTGTCTATACTGCTGTTCCAGCAATCTTCAAGGGAACTGGATGGGCTGGTAAAGATGGTTAAATTTAGATGCAACTTTTGTTCAGCCAATTCAGAGTTTATCTGGATGGATGGCTATGACACAGCTGATGGCTTTAGGGTTTATCAATGCCTTAAGTGTTGTGCTATTGGAACAAAAAATCTAGCAGAATCAACTGACACTCAAGAGCCTGTTATTCGATGTGATAAGTGTGGATCATGGCAGTTTGTAGATCAACCTTGTCATACATGTTTATTGATTGATGCTAAATGAAAGTTTTATTAGCCTGTGAGGAAAGCCAGACAGTTACCAAAGAGTTTAGGGCTTTAGGTCATGAGGCTTATTCATGCGATATATTGCCAACATCAGGCAATAACCCAGATTGGCATATTCAAGGCGATGTAATAGATTACTTGGATAATGAATGGGATTTGATAATAGGCTTTCCGCCTTGCACCTATATGACTAATGGTGGAGCTGTTAGGATGTATCCTAAAAAGGGTGAAATTGACCCAATACGCTATCAGAAAGCAATGGAGGCTAAAGAATTCTTCATGGCTATCTACAACGCACCAGCCAAGCATATTGCTATTGAAAATCCTTTGCCAATGAAGATTGTGGGCTTACCTGATAGAAATCAGTTAATACACCCATATCAATTTGGTGATCCATACTCTAAGAAAACCTGTCTATGGCTAAAGAACTTGCCTGACTTAATTCCTACCAATGTATTGACTGAATATCAACCTTTCATCAATGGTGGAGGTGGTCGTATGGATAGGGCGCATTACAAAGGTAAGAAGTTTGCAGTCGGGTCAATAGCAAGATCAAAGACATTTACGGGTATCGCAAAAGCAATGGCTGAACAATGGGGGGCTAAGTAATGGATGCTGGTTATGTTGAAACTTGGTTGGAAACAGATGACCTACGAATAATGACTTGCCGTCTGACCTGCGGTTATGTAAATTGATTTGGAGTGATATGATACCCTTAAACGCAAATTCGCTTTCAGAGCGAAAGGGCGATCTGCGAAGCAGAAAGATCGCAAGGTTTGGTTTGGTGATATCTCTGTTCATTGCCTTGAACATAGCCTTTCTAAAAGATGATTCCGTTGCTCAAGATAGAACTAATCATTACAGACAATGGGCTTTTATACAGTTAAACGATATAGATCAATTCTATTGTTTAGATGAATTAAACTACAAAGAATCTAGATGGAATCCTAAAGCCAAGAATGGTTCACACTATGGTATTCCACAAGGTAGATCTAAATACTTATCAAGAGTCGATGGATACAAACAGATTGATTGGCAATTAAAATATATTGAGAAGCGATACTCTAATCCATGTAATGCGCTTGCTCATCATAAGATTAAGGGATGGTATTGAGTAAATCAGCTTTAAGAACTACTGGTTCAACCAGACAATGGCGAAGCATACGCAGTCGCATACTCAGGCGAGATCTGTTTATATGCCAGTATTGTTCCCAAGAAGCAGATACAGTTGATCATGTCATCCCACGCAGGTTAGGTGGATTAGATAGTGATGATAATTTAGTTGCAAGTTGTAAAAAATGTAATTATGCGAAGGGTGGGCGGTTTTTTGATAGCGCAAGAACACCACCGACCCCCCGTTCTATTTCTAACCCACAAAACGCCTCGATCAGCCACGAACTGACAGAATCGCCTTAGATGAACTTGAATCGGGAGCAATCATGATTAATCAAGATGGATCGACAATAGGAGGTGTGGCAACTCCCCGAATTCACTCACCTTTGAACGATTTGCCGTCTAAAGGTCAGGAAATGATCGATTTTGCAACTGAAATTGGCTTACCTTTAATGGAATGGCAAAAGTTTGTTGCTATTCATGGTCATAAAGTCAAAGAGGATGGTCGATGGCACTCGCAGCTAAACAATTTATGCCTTGCACGCCAAAACGGAAAATCGACATTTATGATGTTGCGTATTTTAACGGGCATGTATGTCTGGGGGGAAAACTTGCAATTGACTTCCGCGCACCGATTAACTACCTCGCTTGAAACATTCAGACAGATGGTTACAATTATTGAAGGAAATGACAAGCTGGCAAGTGAGATAAAAAAGATTAGATGGCAGCATGGTGCAGAGGAAATGGAATTAAAGGGTGGTCGCAGGTTTGTAGTCAAAGCTGCTAACAATGCATCTCGCGGAATTTCTGCGCCAGCCACAATCCATCTCGATGAGTTGAGAGAATACAAAGATGAGGATGCTTGGTCATCAATGCGTTACACCATGATGAGTAGCAAAAACCCACAAGTATGGACTTACTCTAATGCTGGTGATCAACATTCTGTTATTCTAAATAAACTTCGTGAACGCGGTCTTGCAGCAGCTGCGAACCCTTCCGATACGATAGGTTGGTTTGAGTGGAGTGCAGAACCTGATGCACCGATACTCCTTCCGTCTGGTGAAATAAATTGGGATGCATTCGCCCAAGCCAACCCATCGCTTGGCTCAACTATCCATCCCGATAACCTAAAAGCCGTTTTGAATGATCCACCTGACATAGTTAGAACCGAAGTGCTTTGTCAATGGGTGGATACAATCAATGCTGCAATAGACGCCAACAAATGGGCTTTGTGTCAAATAGACCCAATACCACTTGATCCCGAGCAACCTACTTGGCTTGGACTTGATTTGTCGCCTGATAGAAAATTCGGCGCGTTAGTAGCTGCCCAGCGATTATCGGGGGAAAGATTTTATGTGCAATTGCTTCACACTTGGTCAAATGATTACAGCTTAAACGATTTAGCAGTTGCAAACGATATTGCGCCTTATGTAAGAAAATACAACACGCAAACTGTGGCTTATAGCAAAAGGACAAGTCAGGCAGTTGCATCGAGGCTGGTGCCAGCAGGCATTCAAGTAACTGACATGGATGGGGCTATTTATGCAGAGAGCTGTGATCGATGGCTAGGTGCAATCAATTCACACAGGTTGCAACATTCTGGACAAGAGGAATTAACACAGCAAACCTTGTCAGCTGCAAAATTGCCTTATGGTGATGGAAGTTGGATTATTGGAAGGCGAGCAAGTCGGGTTGCAGTTTGTGCATCTGTGGCAACCGCTTTAGTAACTTATTTTGCGACACAACCAGAAACGGAAATAGATATACAAGTCGGATAATTAGGATTTATGGTATATTATGGTCTAATGGGATTATTTGATCGTTTTACTACAAAGCAGACAATTCAACCAGTAGATGTTGCTGCTGCACTTGCACCTTATAACGCTCAACAATTAGTTGGCGGAATTTTATTTGGAACAACAACTGCAACGCGTGAACAATATATGGCTATACCATCTGGAGCACGCGCAAGAAATATAATTTGTTCAACAGTCGGATCTTTACCACTTGAACAATATAATCATTTTACAAATGAACACATAAGACCAAATCGTGTAATTATGCAACCAGATCCAAGAGTTGCAGGTTCAGCAATATACGCATGGATCGCTGAGGATCTATTACTTTATGGCGTTGCTTATGGAATGATCATGGATGCTTATGCTTCAACCGATGCTTCAAGAATTCGTGCA